TTTCATCGAAAGCTTGTCTTTGCCAGTTTTCAAAAAATACTCTTTCATCAAGGCCAGAACTTGCTTGAAAGTCTATTGAAATTTCATCTGCAAAAGTTACACCCTCAACAATTTCTCTATCAGGGCCATATATATTTGAATCAGTACTAGTGCTTAATGTTCGGCCAGGTAGAATTACACTTTCTGCTCGAAGAGATACATTTCTTATATCTGAACCTCTTTCTTTATTTGCAAATATGTTTTCTTGTTGACCACCACCATTTTTTGCTGGGGGGAATATTAAAACTTCATATCTACTAGGTAAAGCGTATCCTTCATTTGAATGAAAAGCAGATATGACATCATTCAAAACACCAAACGCTGTACCTTCTAAAAATTGTGCTAGTGCCATTAGATCATTCCCCTAGAATCAGACCACACTGATGAATCTG